ACAGCCATTAACTATGGAACTTTTGTGTTTTATTACATATAAGATCTCAGATAACTACTTCTGGGAGGACTTTTGCCGCTTGCCAGTATTACATCAAAGGGGCTAATCAGCGGATTGATTGTGTTTAATGCCTACATTTCTTCTACTACGACATGTGTTTTAATAGAAGGATCATTTAATGAATCAGGAGGTATGGGTGTCGTTAATTTGGATTTCCGACCTTATGGTATGGCATCGTATTCCATTTCATTGTTCATTGATTCTGTAGTGAGAGCTTCCGTTATAAACGGAACCAATAAAAATTCTTTTTCCATTTACTATTTAACGGAAGGTGGTTTGATAAGAATCAAAATCATATTTATATACGATGGTCCTATATCAATGGTAGCAAGAGGAAACAACACTGTCATTAAATCCATCTCTAAATCCGAAAATTTAGATACAAATGGTTTTAATAAAGTAACAATATCTTAACAAATATCAAAGAAAACCGACCTGGGAGAACTGATTGGGAATGCAACATCAAATAAAAGCGGGTTGATGAGTTCCGGTATGGTACCTTTAGAATTATCTAAAGATAATAATCAATATTGTAAGATTAGTGTATTTATGCCAAATGCCGGATCAATAAATGAGTCTGTAATTAGTGTTACAAATGTTGGTGGAGACTCGTTCTCAGTCGCAGTGTCTATGATTAGATGGAATGCAAATAAAGTCTTTTGTAAATTGATAAACGGAACCAAAATTAGTAACATTAATATGTATTATACAGTTGATACAGAAAGATTTTGCTTTTACATAAAAGCTAATTGGTATGCGAAAATAATAGTGTCACGATTAGGTCTTGTGAACACGAGCAAAATAGAATCAATCAATGCTATTCCTAGTGGGGCGATTGAAGTACCAATATCTTGACGTGACAAAAGATATAGCACTGAGCTGGGAGAACTGATGAATAGTTTGGGGTTATTCCCATTTATGTTTAGAGGGATAATGACAAATAGGAGTTATAATGATTTGATCGAAACTGGCTATTATAAGATACAAGACAACATGATTGATGGACCTAGCACTTATTGGGGAACACTTGTCGTTTTTAATGACAGTGATCAAATAACACAAGTGTTCTATCCAAACATAGACAGCACAGAAATATCCACTAGAAAAGGTAATATCAATAATTTTGTAAAGTCAGCGTGGAGAATCATTTCTTTTACATAAAATAAGCCATAGCCCCGATCTGGGAGAACTGATTGGAATAAATGAAACTTGGTTCAGGAATCGAGGTTACATTAGAGGTGAAATTAATTTGGATGATTTTAAAAATGCAGGTGCCTATTCATTGTTCAATGTTGAAGGGAACAATGTTCCTACATCTTGGGCACAACTGCTTATATTTTCATCTGGGTATTATATTATTCAAATTATCGTTGATATAAGTAGTCGTAAATTATTTATCAGACGATATGATACAGAAAATGATCGCTGGCAAGAATGGGGTAATATAATTATAACATAATTTTTATCACAATTCCGACCTGGGAGAACTGTTGGGAAATCCGAAGGGAACAAAATCGTTTTCTTCATGGAGTGAATTTACGGATTTTGTAAATGAAATGCCTATAAAAACAATTCAACCTTTCGTTTCCAATTTCAATGCTTTTGCTGGAGAAGGATTCTACGGTAATGTCGTTCAAGGATTGGTTATAAAACAATTAGAAGATGCTGTTTTCATCTTCGGAATAGCAATAGACGGAACATTAATATTTAGAAAAAGGAATTATCCAGACGTTTCAACTTGGGAAGATCCTAAGATAATAATTCACAGTAATAATTGACATAAAATTTACTTCGTAACCGACCTGGGAGAACTTCTGCAAAATGAAAACTATATAAGGATGGCAGAAGGTAGAGGATCTGCAACCTTATATAGGATTGATTTTATGAGGAATTTAAATTTGGTTGTTAAGATTGTTGGTGAAGGTAATTCGGAAGTAGTTGATGACTACTCTATTATCTGTATGCATGGCGGTGGTAATGGGTTATGTATTACGCATAATTCTGGACCGTCATCAATAAGAATGTATAGAGATAATGATTACAATTATTATGTTTACGTGAGTGGATGGGGATACGCTATAGCATATTTTGCCAACCGCATACCGATTTATAATGCCATTTCAGCAACTAAAGTAGATATAGATATTAGGACGCTCGAACAGGTAGGAATTTAAACAAGAATTTCTGCCTGTTGGCGATTAATTGGGATTATTGGCGAACCGTATCTTTGGTATAAAAAACGGGTGGTCCGGTACAAACCGGTGCCACCCGATCCTCCCGATCATTGTAATACTATTAAAGAATCAACATCTTTATCTGATTCCTCAAATTTGAAAACATGATTAGATCCTACAGACGTAACAGTCAATGGTTCTGACTGTGTAGTCGTCTTTACATAAATATTACCATTTCTTTCTCTATATGCATTAAAGTGATCCTTTCCTAAAGGACCAGACAATCTTGTGAATTTCGCACTGTCCGCCCAGTTACCATCAATGGAATATAATCCGGTTGCTCCACTTGTTCTAATAAATACAAGTGTAGAATATCCATCCCAAGATTCTATTTTTATTAATTTGGTAGACATGATGGATTGAGCAATTTTAATATAATTATTTTTACTCATCAATCCGTTTGCTTCATTCGTTGCAAGCGGTATCAGTTCTCCCAGCTCTGAAAAATCGTTATTTTTTTGTCAAGATATAGAGATTACTTTCAAATAAGACGGAAGTGTTTCAACTGTTTTACTATCTAGATCTATCGATTCTCTTGATTGAATAATAAATTCTGATCCATCTCCGTCTAGACCTATCAAGCCTAACCATAACTCATACATATTTGTTTCTGGATTACTGCCAAGATACAATTTAACATTGTCGTTGTTGCCAAAAAATCTAGTAACAGATATTAGTTCATTTCCTTTCCAGTCTATAGCTATTAATGATCCAAGATTGGATGCAGGAGAAGCGCCAAATATCAATGCGACATAATGATTGTACCAATATTTACTTTCAACTAATTTTGTGTATCCTTTAAAAAAACGTCTTCCCAGTCTTTTTTTATCTTCGACCGACATTAATCCGCTTTTATTGCCCGTAGCTGTACCAATCAGTTCTCCCAGGACTTTCGCGGCAGCCGAAGAAGATGTCAAAGTTGGGTTCTTGGAACCGTCCAAAGTACGGAGCCAAGAGAAGGTGTCGGACTGGGGCAACTGGTCCTCAAACTCATCTGTTCCGGCTGCCGCAGCGGCAGCAAATGTTGATATTTCTGATGCAGCGGAAACAATCCGTGCGGAAACTAATTCTGTCATCTCATCGACGGTCACCTGTCGTTCGTTGCCGTTTTTATCCACAGCTTTAAAGCCAACTATATTTTCTAAATTCAAATCACTCATAATATCCAAATTTTATAAAGTTCTTATATAAGTTTTCCACGCTTTTGAAGTGCCGCCAATCGATTTGTACAGCTTCTTCCTGCCACCTTTTATCTTGTACCGGGAAAGGTTGCTTCCGTCGTAGTTCACGGGATAATCCAAATTGCCCTCGTTGGCATACGCCTCCATTTCGTATGAGATGGTATAATATGCCGAACTCGCAGGATGGCAGATAGGGTTTCCCTTAACCCACTCGACAAAATACCGCCAGTAGTATTTTACCCATGAGCCGATAACCTGTGCCTGACGCAAGTGTATGGTTTCGTGCGTCAAGCTTTCCTTACCCGCATAGGTCTGCATATACCTATCTATGTTCTCCTTGTTCTCGGCACGGTATATCATCCGTCCGCACCACATCATGAAACGGTATCTCTTGAAAGGATAATGCTTCATGGGAAGCAGCTCAGGAGTATCAAAATCACCCGGCTTGCTTGAGAACAGCATCTTGATTAATTGCCATAATTCTTTCATACTACTCCTTCTTTTTATCCAGATAATCATTCAGTGAGTCCGCCAGCAGACCGGGCAGCATGGAGGTGGAGCGTCTTATGATATCCACCTCCTCTTCGTCAAGTTCCACACCATCTACAGTCGACTTGAAGATTTTCTCCGCAAGGAGATGCGCCTTCAAGCCCGCTACGTTCTTATATATCCAGTCACCGAAGGCCTCAGTGATGTTACTGGCTATAAGCTTTTCTTTTTTAATCCCATCATAAATAGGGAATTGTGCAAAATTTATTCTCATACTTTATATTTAAATTATCCGCAATAAAACATAACCCAATAATTACCCATACACTTAATGAAGCCGGATGCAAAATCCAAATCAATATAAGACACCTCCCGTCCTCCGGGAGCAGGCAGGATCCGTCCTCCTGTCAATCTTACTCCGCCGCTCATACGTTTGAAGTATATAGTATGTCCCGGAACATCCGGAGGAAGTGTCACTTCTATATTACCCGTATTAATAAACATCACATTGTCATCATTGTTATTCAGGGAAGTGCTGACAGAGATATTCCTCCAGTTGCCAACTATGCCACGAAGAGAAACATAGCTGTCATTGTTCGGATGAAGGAAAATGTTACCGCCTTCCACGAACAGGGGAATGCTCGGGGTCTTGATGTGCATCCCGATCATGGCATTCGGACTCTGTATATCAATTCCGGCATCATACTTAATCCCTTCAATAGTGACAAACTGCGTGTTTCCCCCGATTCTTACGTTTGCAAATGTCCTTTCATTATAAAATTCAATTTGCCCGGCAGACAGGTTGAAACCGACGTATTTATTTGTTTCATTTTCATAAAGGATCTTTGAGGACAATACTCCCGAAGCGATGGAGAACGGACCGATACGTCCTTTATCCGCTGTGATTGTTCCTGTAATCTCTGCATTCTTACATTTGAAATACCCGGTTACGCCATTGATAAGAAGAGTTTCACCTTCATCGTTGTGGGATTTAAGCACATTGTTTTTGAACATGAAGCCGGCTACATTCGCACCATCGGCAAACAGGGTGTCAGTAGCGATATTCACAAACTTCTGCATGGCTTCCCAGTTCGAATCCCCGTTGGCTGATGTGGGTGCAACGGTAACGGAAGCACCGTAATTCTTTACAAGGAAATTATAATAAACTCCCCCTATCAGATATATGACCTTATCCCGGTAATCCGCATTCCAGACATAAGTCTGTCCTGATGCGAATACACCTCTGTCACGGGGAAACGCCCCTGTTGCTCCTGTTGCTCCTATGGCACCATCATTAGCTACACCCACCCCTTTTTCAGCGACAAAATTATTATTCCATGCGTTCGCGTCCGATGCGGATTGATAAGCCCGGACGGCAAACTGGGTGTATCCGGCTGTCGCTGGAACGGATATCTGATTGCTTAGGGTAGCACCTACATGAGCCAGCCAGCTTCCGTTATATTTCCGTGCGACAAGATAGAACCTGTTCGTATCGCTCACATTGCCGCCTACATTCTGTTTCATGGTAACGACAAACGCTGACGGTGACGGTGTGCCTGTTGACGTGAAGTTTATCGTGCTTACCGGGCTGTCAAGCCAGTACGAAGCGGACGGTTCGACACCGGAAGTCATTTCCTGCCAGTCGGAGTTGACAGCCTTGTCCGATCTCTTCCCGGAAAGTATGTAACCGCCATCCTTCTTCCTTAGATAACGTCCACCTCTCACGCGAAGAAGCGGAAGTGGCGGATTGGATGTTTGAACCTTGCTTAAGTAAGATCCTCCGGCAAACGATACTGTACTGTTCTTGGCATACGGGGTATTGGCGGATTCCCAATGACCTGCGGCTGTGATGCTCTCACCGTCAGCACCGTCACTGCCGTCCACAACCATCGGGACAGTTTCGACATCAACCGCCTGACCGTTCACGTAGAACACGAACTTCAAGCTACTGGTAAAATTACCGGAAGCCACCCCGACACCATCACCGATGGGAACCTCGGCCGCACCGTCACGACTGTACTTTAACTCCCCGTCCGTTGTGGCCGTAGTGACTGCACCGACTGTCTTCATACGCCGACAGGATACCGAAGCTACACTGTAACCGCCGTTCTTGTTCTTGCTGACCATCGTGACCGAAGTGACAAGGCTATAAATTACCGCATCGGAACCGTCCGCCCCGCCACGGACACCGGTTATCTTGAAAGTCAGTTCACGGGTATAGAGCTGCCCGTTCTTCATTGCAGCCAGTGTGATGGTGACCGTATTCTGTTCCGGAACCGACTTTCCGGCAGCGACGGATATCGCCACCGCTCCGGTGGCCTTGCTTGTGCTTGCCGTGAAACCGGCAGGCGTGCTGACTGTCAAAGATTCAAGGGTGAGTTTCTCGGTACCGTACCACATGGACACATGGGTAGTCCATGACTGTGCGGAAGTAGTAACGCCGGTACTGGTAAGAGCGACGCTCACCATCTCATTGTCAAGGTCGGCCATGATATTCGACTCCCCGTCCTTACTCCAACGGTGCACAGGGGCCGGAGTGCTCCATTCACTCCATACTCCATCACGCTTCACACGTTTGCACGCCCATTCCACCTGATGGTCGGCATCCACGCCAAGAAAATCATCTGTCCAGCCTTCCGGTATATAATCATCCTGCTGTTTCGATTCCGGCTTGTCAGGGGTAAGGCCGATGATGTTGGTACGGGTGTAGATCCACTCGTAACCTTTGCCGTCCTTACCGTCAGTCCCGTCTTTGACCATGACCATCCACAAACCATTCCGGTATATGTAAGTACAATGGTCAGCCGTATTTCGGTAGCTGTTACCCTCCTTGGGATTGGATGGATGGGATGCAAATTCACCAAGGAAGGTGATGCTTTCGCCTTTCAGCTCACGCCCGTCCAGAAGCATCTCCCAGTCTTCATGCACGGTCCAGTCGGCTGACTTCCCGGCAAGGATATAACCGCCATCCTTTTTGCGACGATAACTGCCGTTCCTGAACCTTGCGATCCTGATGGGAGGATTGGATGTTTTCACCTTGGAGATAAAAACACAGCCCGCCAAAGTGACCATGGTATTGACCTCGTATGGGGTCTTAGAGGATTCCCAATGACCGCCACCTATTACAGACAGGCCCGGATCACCCTTGTCACCTTTGGCGGCTGATACAAGCCAGTCCGGATTGTTTTCGGATGGCTCGGAAATAGTGCCCTTGTCATTGACGCACAACCATGTGGAACCGTTATGGGGCACACGGGAATAATATGCGTACTTCCTGCCCGGCTCCCAGCTAGGGAAGTCGATAGGAACGCGGACTGTGCTACCGGTAATTTCATCAATTTGAAAAATCAATCCCGTCATGATGATATCCTGCAATACCGCCGAGAACCTGTCGCAGTTGATCCCGTTGATGGTCATACCCTTCTTCTTGCCGAACCAGCTCTTCATCTGTGCCGGCTCCGGGTCCCAGGTGTTGGCATTGTCAACAAGGGTGATACAGCAGTTACCGTCACGCACGTCTATGATGATATAAGTCTGACGCTCCTTGTCGGTGAAGTTCCCCGTCTGTCCGAGACGCATCTCGTTATGGGGAACGAACTCATATCCGGGACGCGGAACCATCACGAATGTCTTCTCGTCGTAATCTGCGGAAGTGATACGGTACTGTATTTTCCGGAAACCAATAAAGTCACCGGTAGTGACGCTTTTGTCATGCCAGAAGCCTAGGAGGATATCGTCCGGCTTCTGTCCCAGCGGTACACCATCCTCCAGATCAGGGGTGACAGTATAGCTGCCGTCACTATTGGCGACAAAGCTTTTTATCTTCAGCCCTCCGCCGGGACTTATAGTATTATATCCTTCAAAATAGGTCTGACGGTTGAAACGAAGTTCTGGTACACTCAGAGAGCTGCGCAGGACCAGAGCCTCCAGCTCGGCACGGGCGTCCTCACCGATGTAACCTCCAGAAACGCCGGTAACGAAATCACCGAACTTGGCGTATTTCTTGATGACGGTTCCGCCCAACAGGGATAATAGGAAACCGGTGCGTTCCTCCGTATCCTTGCGCATGAACATGATCAGCGAGCGCAATGCGGAATACACGTTATGGTCTGTCGCAGGGGTGGAGTCGTGGCTTCCGATCACATACACACCGCTGCCACCATCGCCCGTATAGGTCTGTCCCTTTAGGGTAAGGCTCTCAACCTTTTCCTCCAGCTCCCCGATACGGGAATAGGCGGCGGTTTCCCCGACAGTATAAACAGGTGAGTCAAAGGAATAGTCAAGATTGAATTCAAATCCGATAACCCTTGACTGTCTTCCGTTCTCGAAATAAGCCTTGTTGATAAGGTTGACCTTTTGACCGATGCCATAGAAATTATGAACGCCATCCTCACGGTATGCGTCATTTGACATCATCGTGCAGCCATAGGTACTCGGGTCTATCTTGGATTTGGCAGCGTACTTTTCAGTCTTTTCCTTCAACTCCTGCTCGGCGGCACCCACAAGCCCCAGTTCGGTTATTTTCGTGCTGTCCCAGCCGGAAAGCACATATTCATCTCCATCCTGGGGAAAGAGCACATCACCGGGAAGCGGTCTGCCATAGTCCTCATTCCTGACTATCTCCCAAAGCTGTGCCTCAGGGTTCCATCCGCCATCCTCCAATTTCTCCGGCTTTCCCTCAGGATTGAACTTCACGGCGAACTCCAAACCGTTGAGAAGCCCGGATGCGAAACGTATCCTCAGCTCCTGACCGGGGAGGATATATTTCTCGGAAAAGTTAACACCCGTGTCCCTAAAGCGGTAGGCATTCCATTTTTCCTCGGTGGTTGTGCCGTCCTCATTCTCCACCTTGTCCGTCACTTCGATAGTGGTGACATCCGACATGATGCCCGTTCTTCGGGGATAGACTTCATCGAAGATAACCACCTGCTCGACGGCTTCCTCGGTAGTCATATCAGGATAAGCGTCAATGTAAGGAGTGCCTTCGGGAAGCATCAGCCTGCGCTGCACCACGCCGTTCACAACCACGGTCTCGTCAACCGGACGGTAGTCAGATGGGATATTCTTTGTTGAACCAAAAGCGTAGATACGGGTGGCATAAGTGGACCGGGATTCTGACTGTGACATTTCCTGCACGTTTTTCCCGATTTCGAAATCCACCGCATCGCCAGACTCACAACGTCCGAAATGGATGATGTTTTCAGTCACCCAACATTCGCAATCCCATTTCTTCGCCATCTCAAAACAAGCGTCAAGGATGTTGATGTTATCGTAACTCATCAACTGGGACTTGTTTTCGACTGTGGAATCAATGGAGAAAACAAAATCCTGTCCTTTGTATGTGTAACCAAGAGCTTTCAAATTTCTAAGGACTATACCGGCTTGTACGTCAAGCGGGGCGGTCAGGTTCCAGGACGCCTCCTGTCCGGTCGTCTCCGGGGTATATTTGAAGATTTTGTTTTTCCATTTCCAGTAGTAGGCGTCAAGTCTTAATTCGTAATCGTAGCCGGCGGTATTGGTGTTGAATGCGGGCTTCTGCAAGTCGCACATCTCGAACAATCCGAAGTTACATTCCACGTATGAGCCAAGTTTGAAATATATGGGATTCTCTAAGGAGAACTTTAACATGATGTAGTCCTCCTTCATCAGAGTGAACTTACGCTTGCAGCCTTCATTGATCAAAGTTGTAAGCTGGATAGCACCGGATATGTCTTTGATGTCGATTTGTTCCATAATTAAGTTTTGTGTGCCTTTACACAATGCTGAACAAAAGTATATATTTTATTTGAAAATCAAATAGAATATCAAGGGGAATTTCTGTTATTGGGATTAGGCTCATTCAGCTTCAGCACGAATTTTCCTATGCCTTGCATGAATTGGCTGAACTGGTTACAGGAAATATAAATAGTCCTGTAAACTATATTGGGCTGATACTTTGTCTTTATTTCAAGTATTCCTTTATCCAACTCATTACAAAAGCTGTCATACCTTGCAAAGAATGTATCTTTATCAGGGGCTGTCAGGTTTATCTGTAATGTAAGATCGCGCTCGTCCTTTTTGGGATCAGCTGTTATCACACGCTTTCCATGCTCCATTCGGCTCTTGTTCTCAATGAACTCCTTATTGGGTGCTGGGGTCATGAGGGCGGACAGTGCAGTGTCATCCATGCTTATTCCCCATGTGGTATAAGCGTCCTTTCCATTAATAAACAGTTCTTCTTGTGGCATATTTATATACTTTTTGTATTTTTCGCTATTTCGTCAAGCTTGTCTCCAAACTTATAAATTAGTTTGGTGTATTTGTTAATACTTTCAAGGTGACCGTTGGATGAAATCATCAGATTTCTTATCTCAGTCAACATTGTATTGTTGTCTTTGGCAAATGAGGATATGGCTTGTGCCACCGCCAGCGTATTCAGCATGGCATTTTTTATTTCTTCTCCTGCAATCTGCAATGCTGTAAACCTACCGTTCAACTCTTCGCCAGTATCTTGACTCATTGCCTGAAAACCTTTGGATGAAGCTGACTGGGATGTTGATTCTTGCGAAATCTTGTCATATCCGGTTGCTGCGGCAAGCTCGTCACGGAGCTTCATGGCTTCGTCCACATAACCCATGTAT